TCAGACCCAAAGTCCAACACGCACACAGCGCCGTTATCACCCGGCGTGTAGATCAATGCGCCCCGCGCAGTTATCGCGCCCGTCCATGCGGGGGACGAAAAGTTGACGTAAGTGATGCTGCCGCTGGCTGTGTCTTGGCTTGCGATGGTGGCGGTCACCACCGAGCCCCCGGCGACATAGTTGCCACCAGATGCCTCTCCGGTCGTGGTGTATGCCGTAGTCGTCTGATCCAGCGTGGCTGAGTTGGTATACAGCGCCAGATAAAACGTGTCCGAGGCGAAGTTAATCGTGCCGTTGGCAAGCCCCGACCGCAGCGTGTTGCAGGAGTAGTTGCCGGTAAAGGCCATCAAGCCACCCCGTTATTCTGCGGCAACGGAGCCACACGGTACTGACCAGACCTGTACGCATCGCTGCGCTCCAGACCATCACCCAGACGTTTAGCCAGAGCAAGAGCCTCTTTGTACTTGCCGTCGTACAAAGACAGCATGTCGTTCTCACCCTTCATGAACGTGTACGCCTCTACCAAAGAGCCGTAGAGCAGCACAGTGTCAAAGTTGTCACCTAGCCAAGTCTGACCATCAGACGCAACCGTGATCGACTCGGGGTAATAGTAGTAATGCAACTCAACGTCATACGCCGCATCAGGGGTGGGCCCAAGGATGAAGCTGAGCTCATCAGAAATGACTGCGCCTGACACAGTAGGGCCAAACAGCGCGTAGTACTTGGGAGTCCCGGTGTCATTCGGGGTTGGATACGCCTGCCGGATGAAGTTCACATCCTTGTTGAGCAAGTACTCGTACGATCCCGTATTGATGTTGCCTCCTGTCACGCCCGTGATGACCGCCATTGAATAGACGGCCAAAAAATCGCTTGGGCAAGACAGATACTTGTTGTTGGCAGACGCAGAACCTGTAACGTTTTTACGCAGAGACGGAAACTGCACCGAGTTGTAGATACGCTGCTCTGCCTGCTGAACGAAGACAGGGATATTCGCTACGAAGTCTTGCTCGTAGTTCTGCGTATACGCCTGAATGGCGTCACTCAACTGGGTGTAGTTCATGTCAAGCCATCGGGCCTCTGGCCATCACACCTTTGGTTGCCGCGCCAGTGCCACGGATTTTGATGCCGCTGGTTTTGGTGGGCGGAAAGTCTTGGCTGCGGGTGTTGGCCACAGACACAATAGCTTTACGCATAGTCTCTTTGGCAGGCTCTTCACCAACCACGACAGACGGCACCTTTTTGGGTACTTTGTAGTTGGCCATCTCAGGCTCCTTTACGACCGGGGTTGCGCTGGTTCATGACCTTGGCCATGTTACGCCCGTACTTGAGCATGTCGGCGTTGGTCTTGCCACCGGCCTTCATCTTGGTCAGGGGCTTGCCGGGGTGCATGGCTTTCTCGTGCTTGTGCACAGCCTTTGCCGCCGTTTTTTTGTCCTGCGCCAAATCTTTCTTGTCCATCATCGACTCCTTATGTCGTTGCAACCGTAACTGTACCCAAATTCACTGTCAGAACCAAGTTGTTTGGTGTTAGATCAGCATCAAAAAAGCGAGAGCCCCCAACAGGAGCCCAACCCCACTGGAATATGCGACTGCCGCCTGTCGGGGTACCATCGGCATCCGTAGCTGTCCCGGGGGTGTCCGTGATCTGCAACCCACTAAAACCACCCAACCGATACGTGATGTCAGGCCTTGGGTTGCGTACAGCCTGCGGGTCTTCCACCGGGTACATGCCCAACTGCAACTGCGGCTGATCTGGGTCCCAGCAGGCTGCGCACACCAACATGTTCACGTTCTTCGTCTTGAGCGTGTAGGTCTTCAGTTCTTTGAGCTTGAACCGAAAGTTGCAGCGATCACACTGGGCAATCGCATATTTGCCAGACGAAAAACGATTGGGCATCAGAAGGCTCCGGCAATGTACTGCCTGCGCGGCACGAACCGCACAGCCGCCTTCTCATGGTCCTCCTGCGACGCCAACTCCCAAGCCTCGTCATACTGCTGTTTGAGCACCGGCAGCCGCTCCATCGCCCCGGGCACCTTGAGCGCCATATAGTAGGCAAGCCCAGCGGTCATGCAGGGGATAAAGCGGAAGGGCACATCCATGACGTTCACGCCGCCCCCGGCGTCCTGCACCCGACGCATACGCCAGTAGACAAACTGATAGAACGGCGTGCCCACAACCCCTTGATCCGGCGTTGGCCAGACTGTTACCCGGGGGATGTTGTTGACGTACACCGCTGTGCCAACGGAAGGGGTTATCTGGCTGGTGCCGTTCTGGGCCCGAAACACGCCACCAATCTGGGTGCTGTTATTGACCCAGCCGTAATAGATGGTCTCAGCGCCAATATTCAGGTACCCCGTGGTGGGCAACCCTGCGGTCGAGGAAAGGGTTATTGTTTGCGCCCCGGTATCAGCACTCTGATACGTGTATCCGGTAGGAGACACTTGGCCGTCCAGCCGCTGAATCCAAACCTGAATTGGACGAGCTTGCGTCAGCTTGTTGGGGATTGTCGCGTAGGTAGAAACACTAATACGCGTGATGGTCAGATCGGCCTGATTGGACTGCTGATTGGGCTGGGTGCGGATGACATGCTCCAGCAGGTCCACGGTGTCGTTGGGTAGCGTGTAGGTGTTCAGACCCTGAATGAGTGGGATGGTGCCCTGCTCAAACGTCCACATGTTGACGCCCCGGTTGGCCCAGTCAGCGAACATCAGGTTGAGGGACCGCCGCGCCGTCTTCAGATCGTAGCCCGTGCGCATCTCCGAGCCCACGCGCTCAAACGCCTCCTCGACGATTTCAGTCAGATCGAGGTTAAAACTTGCTGCGCCGGATGTGGTGGCCATTATTTCTTCCCCAGCTTTTCGCGTTCTTCAAGAAGCCTGACCTTGACCTGAAGCTCGTTGATGTGCTGCATCAACTGCTCTTTCTGGATGGCCCTGCGCTCTGCGCTGATTGGGCTGTCGGTCGGGACGCCTTCTTTGGTAATCAAGGCAGGCATCGCCCCCTCGATCTTGGTGAGGCGATTGGAAAAGTCAGCAACCTGCCCCAACAGCCAAGCCAGAGCGGCCACTACGATGGGGATTACTGCCTTGAGTACGTCTGACCAAGCCATTACCTGTACCTTGCTGTCTTTGCCGCCACCTTGGGTGGCTGTTTCACGAATTGCTTTCCGGCGGCTTTGCCTTTTCTCTTAGCACGCGTTGTCGCAGCGTACTCAGCAGGGCTGAGAGCCTTGATCGCAGACTCTGGAAGATACCGTTCACCCGTGTCAGAAGAGCGTTTGCCACTTTTAGTCCTCCACTTTTGAGCAGTCCAGTCCTTGAGCGATTGCTGCGGGGCTTTCACTTGTACCCACCCCCACGGGCCTTGTACTGCTTGGCCAGAAGCTGTGCCTTGCGGGCCGACCACTGACCTGCTGCCGTGCCTTGCACCGCCCGGGATTTGATCGACTCAAACAAAGACTTGCGCATACCCGGCTTGGTGTAGACGCCAGCCTGATTGACTTTGGACTTAGTCTTGCCGCCAGCCGCGTACTGAGTAAAGTCCGTGTCATCACGGCGGGCCTTACGCACGCCGCCGGGCATCTTTGAGGGCATGATGGCCCCCATCCCGCGACTGGGTCTCATATCAGCAAGCTTTGCCGCCGTACTTCATGCCCAGAGGCTTGGAGCCGGACATCTTGACCATCGTGCCTTTGGTCTTGCCTTTGGTAGCCATGCCGTCACGGCTGGGAGCCGCAGTCTTGACCGCACCCATCTTGGCAGTAGTGATGCCACCACCAGCCATTTTTTTGGCCGGGGCGCCTTTTTTCTTGGCCATCATTGCCATAAAACCTGCGTTCATCTTGGAAGCCATAGTGTCACCACCTTTCGAAAAAAATTCCTGTTTGCCTTGATTGGTCTTGGGTTTGTTGATTGCCTGTGCGTCAGCACGGCTCCCGGACCCAAACCGCTTTCCCTTATCTGCCTTCATGAACTCTTGCCCGACAGACTGCGGGATTCCTACACGCTTGGCAGCGGCGGGGTTATTGGCCACCATCGCCATCAAGTTGTGCTGTGCCTTACTTTTGCTCGGCATCGTCTTTCTTCCTGCGGAAAAGCTTGTAGAAGTCTTTCCCCGTGGTCATTTCGTAGATGCGCATAGCACCAACAATTGCACCAATCAGGCCGAATAACGGCGTAAGCATGTTTAAAAACGCGCCAACAGTGCTGAAGATCGCTACAACATCCAGCACATTCTTGACGGTATCCGTGTTCTCACTCATGTCAGCAATTCCACGCCCTCAGGCTCTTGTTGATACGACTGTTCGGGTCTTTCTTGGCTTTCTCGCCGGTCAGCTTGGCCTTCATGCCTTTCATCCGGGCACAGAAAGAGTCGCGGCGTGAGCCGCCCTCTGGCTGCGGAGGTTTGAGCCCCGGCTTGCCCGGGTTGGCCTTGTTGTAGGAGGCTCGCCCTTTGGCGTTGAGTCCACCTTTGGGGTTCTTGCCTTCCTTGCGTTGCCATGCTTCAGTCTTAGCCATTTACGACTTTCAGTTTGTTTTTGCGGATTTCCTCCAGCAGAGGCACCACCACTTCCTGTTTGAAGTCGTTGGTGAACTCCTCCGTGCCGACATGCGGCAGGCTGATATCCACATCAATCCACACTTTGAACCCCTCGGCACGGGCCTTGTCGCAGAACGAGTAGTCCTCGCCCACAAACTTGCCGTCCCGAAGCGTGAACTCAAACACGTTGGCAACCTGCCCAACGCCGTCTTGGCCCAAATACCGCTCAGCTTTCTCGGCCAGACGCTCAACCACGTTGCGGCGGACCAACATAAACCCGGTGCCCACACGCTGAATACGCATCATGGAGCCGTCAAACTCCAAGTCGCCGTTCTCGTCAAAGTGCAAGTCCATGAAGAACATCTTGTCCTTGCGACGGCGGGGGTACGCCCCAGCGGTGATGTCCTTGTCCCCACTTTGCGCTAACAAACGCAAGATTTGGTCAGGTTCGGCAAGCACATCGGCGTCAATGAAGAGCAGATCAGTGCAGTCAGACTTTAGAAACTCATCGACCAGCATGTTGCGGGCCATCGTAATGATCGAGCAGCCAGAGACATGTCCCAGCTTGACCGACACCCCCACCCGCAAAGCCATCGGCATCAGTTGGGCAATCGTATAGGCGAGCTTGATGTGCACCTTCCCGTCATACGCCGGAATGGCTATGAAGAGCTTGCGCCCACTGAGGTCGATGGACTTTGTTTCAGCCATAAAACAGCGTCACAGCAGCGGCGCTGCCGACATCACAGTACACGCCATTGACTGCGCGAATACCTTCGCCGGGAATCACCACAGTGTGGCACCCAGCAGCAGTCACGCCCAGCTTGAGCAAAACAGTACCGGAGCCAGCAGAGGCGTTGTCGTAAAAGATGATGGGGTCAACCCCACCAGCCGTCACAGACACGTATGCGCCTTTAATCCGTACTGGGTACGCAACCATCGCCGCATCACTTTCGGTGTACGCGGCTTTTACGTCATATTGCATCGTCATGATGCGCTCCTATCAGACCGGAGTGATGGTGGTCGTACCGTCGCCTGCGTCAATCCAAGTGCTGCCAGCCGTTGCGCCTTGCGCCACGTAGAAAGTCTTGGTCGTGGTGTTGTACAGCGTTGTTCCCAATGCCTTGCCGGAGGTGTTCACGGCGTTGCCAATGGCAAGCAGTGCTGTGGAAGTCGTGGTGGTAGAAGTCAGAGTGCCGGTAACATTACCGACGACGTTACCAGTGATTGCGCCCTCAA